ATCTATAACGCATTATTTCGATAGGCGTTACAGTATTACTAATGGTACTCTTACTGAAGTATGGAATGATACCATGCTAGGAGACTTTGATTTTCTTTGGGTTGAGTCAGATCAGGCTGTAGAGATACAGCTTATGTGTAACGAAGGTGGAACAGTAGCAGGAAGTAACCTTGAGAATGCGTGGGTTGTTAAACTTGCTGCAGGTATTCCTTTTTGTCTTGCTGATGATTCAAGTCGTAACAGAGGTGATGTTACAGGAACCTTTAATGAAAGCAACTATCTTGCTGAAAACGATACTTGGGAAACAAATTGGACTGCAGATACAATAGATCGTATTGAATGTTATAACGGATCAGGCAGTACCGCCAACGTGCGTGTATTTGCTGCAACTTAAAAGGAGAAAATGATGGGAATTAAAGTATTGCCTTTACCTGCATCAAAGGATCAAGAAAGTGATATGAGCATTATTAGTGATATTATCAGTATTAAAGGTGGAAAACCTTCTGATTATGATGGCCTTTCTACGGAAGAATTAAACAGACTCAGGGCTAAAGCTTTTAAAGATGCAGAAAAAAAGATGAGTGGCGGTCCTGTAAAGAAAAAGAAGAAAGCTTCTAGTGGATATATGGGTGGTGGTTACGTTAAACCTAAGATGATGGGTCACGGTGGTATGGCGTATCGAGGAAGAAGCTATGCTTATGGTGGTAGAGTAGCAAAATATAAAGGATAAAAGACATGGTTATGAAGTTAGTGAAACAAGGTGGGAAATGGATATTAGCTAACGTTCCTGATAATTGGAGCAGTTACGCAAAAAATATTGTTAAGAGTGTAGGTAAAGATGCTCCCACAGGTAAACCAGCAAATATAGGAGAGTCAACGTTAAAAGCTCTTGCTGAAAGTGCAGCAAGAAAAGCGGCTAAAACTGGATCTACAAAGGGTACTGGCGTTAAGTATCAAGGCGATAGAAAAGTATACACAATAGACGGAAAACAAGTTAGAAAAAATCCAACACGAACTGATAAACAAAAGAAAACAGACCGAAAACAAAAACTTGAAGATCAATTAAAAGCTTCATCTGAAAAAACAGCTATATTCCGCAAAGCATATCAAGAAGGAAGGATGCCTGATGGTAAAAAGCTGTCTGACGCTGAAAAGATTATGAAACCAGCTACTCCTAAGAAAAATCAGAAAGGTCTAAGTTTAGCAGGAAGAGGCGAAACAACTAAAAGAAAAAGCGGTGGCGCAGTATATCGTGGCAGAAGTTACGCATACGGTGGTAGAGTGGCTAAGTATAAAGGCTAGTCAGTATGACTAAACGACAGAAACCTATAGCACGTAATAAGAAAAACTATCGCTCGACTAAAAGTGGAGCAGGTATGACAAGGGCTGGTATTGCAGCACATCGTAGAGCAAATCCAGGTTCCAAGCTAAAAGGTGCAGTAACAGGTAAAGTAAAAGCTGGCAGTAAGTCAGCTAAAAGACGTAAGAGTTACTGTGCAAGATCTGCAGGTCAAATGAAGAAGTTTCCTAAAGCTGCTAAGAACCCTAAAAGCAGATTAAGACAAGCACGTAAAAGATGGAAGTGTTAAACAATGAATTATCTTACACTTGTAAATAATGTTCTTAACGAACTTAACGAGATAGAGCTAACATCAACTACCTTTACATCTTCCAGAGGTGTACAGTCTATGGTTAAGAACGTAGTCAACAAATCAATTAATGACATCTACAACTCTGAGATTGAATGGCCCTTTCTTATAGCTACGCAAACTGATAACCTTGTTGCAGGTACGCAGGAGTATAGCTTTCCCTCAGACTTTCGTAAGATTGACTTTGATTCTTTTATGCTTTTGCCGAAGAATCTAATCACTAACGGTACATTTGATGCAACCATATCTGATTGGACAGTAGTATCAGGAAGTCCAATAAGAGTGGAGACAACAAACTCAGGTGCAAGTGTAGCAGGTGCGTTACGTCTTACATCTGCCGAAGTAACTCAAACTGTACAAACAATCATAAACAAAGAATACATTGTTCGAACACGAACCTTCTCCAATGATGTAACGTTAAAGGTAGGTACTGCATCAGGTGGAACACAGAATTTAAGCACAACACTAAGCGTTACCAACACAGGAGATGGTGAATGGCAAACAAACGCTTTTACTGCTACCGCTACTACAACCTATATTGGGTTTGCAGAGTCAAGTGGAAACAACGCAGAGATAGATACAGTGGAAGTTGTGGAAAATGAAAGCCCACGTAAGTTGCAATACATCTCACACGATGAATGGTTTGATAGTTATTCTGAAACAGATCTCAATCAGACTTCAAAGAATCAATTTGCTATGCCTACATATGTTTATGAGACTTCAGATGAGAAGTACGGCATATCACCAATACCTGACAGAATACTAAGCGTAACATATAAATACTATAGAACACATTCTGATCTTTCTGGATATACAGATGTACCTCTTCTACCAGTTCGATTTCACGATACGATAGTTAACAGAGCAAAGTACTACACATATATGATGAGAGCAAACGTTGCAGGAACACAATTAGCAGAGAAAGATTTTCTCACTGGTATAAAAAGAATGCGTATCGAACTTCTCAACAGAAAGAACTACATGTATCCAAGAGGACTTCGATCATCAGGAAGATTTTTGAAAGTTAACATTTAATGCCTCAAGTAACAGAACCAGAATATATATCACCCTACGTTGTTACAACATCAGGTGGTCTAGTTCTTGATAGAGATGTGTATACGATGCCTGTAGGTGCATCCTCTATTTTACAGAACTTCGAACCTTCTGTTAAAGGTGGCTACAGGCGACTTGATGGAACAACGAAATACTCAAGCACACAGGTTAATGGTTCTGCAAAAGTATCAGGTGTTTCAGTATTTGCAAGCGGTGTACTAGCAATAGCTGGCACTGCAGTTAAACACAGCACAGGAAGTAGCTGGTCTGCTGTTTACACACAATCAAGTACACCAGTTAGACCACGATTTGAAAAGTATAACTTTGGAGGTACTGATACAATAGTGTGGGTAGATGGTGCTAACGTACCAGTGAAGTGGACAGGATCTAGTACAGGTACACTGTTAAACGCTTCTGGCGCACCAGCAAACGCAACTTCTGTAGCAGCTTTTAAGAATCATCTATTCTACGCAGGAACATCTGCAGCTAAACAGCAAGTACAATATACTGTTCCGTTCAGTGACACAGATTACACAGGATCAGGCTCTGGTAACGTAAAAGTAGATACAGAGGTAGTTGCACTCAAGTCTTTCCGTGATGATCTTATCATATTTGGTAAAGATCGTATCTACAAGATGTCGGGAAGTTCAAGTTCAGACTTTGCCGTAGTACCTATATCTCGTAACGTTGGCTGTAGCGATGGCAACAGCGTACAAGAGATTGGCGGTGACGTTATCTTTCTTGCACCAGACGGACTTAGAACAATCGCTGGTACGGCAAGAATTGGTGACGTTGAATTAGGAACAGTTTCTAAACAAATACAAGAACGTATAAATGCTATTGGATTTGATAATATATCTTCTACTATTATAAGAAGCAAAAGCCAGTACAGGTTATTCTTTCCGACAACAGGTGGAACAGAGCCAAGTGCAAAGGGCGTAATTGGTGTTATTAAGTCTAACCCTCAAGGACAAATTGGGTGGGAGTACTCTGACATAAAAGGCATTAAACCTGCTAGTTGTGACTCAGACTTTATAGGAACTACAGAGACTATTGTACACGGAGGATATGATGGATACGTATATCAACAAGATTCAGGAACTACATTCTCAGGTACTAATATTGACGCGATATACCGTTCACCAGATCTTACAATGGGTGACGCAGGTATACGAAAGAATATGCAACGTATTAACCTCAACTTCGATACCGAAGGATCTGTAGATGCTTCATTGTTTGTGAAGTATGACTTTGAAGATAGCAGTGTTCCACAACCTGCAGCTTATAGCTTAACAACTCAAAGTTCTGCAGCAGTATACGGAACAGGTACATACGGTACATCAGTATACGGTGCAAGAGGTATTCCTATTGTACGACAAAGTGTAGAAGGAAGTGGTTTTACGGTTGTGATAAGAGTAGAGGATTCATCTGCTAATCCACCAATCACATTAAAAGGATTTGAGTTAGAGTTTACTCCAGGAGCTAGAATGTAATGACAGGTTATTCTTCAAGACAAAGCAGTTACACAACAGGCGACACTATTAGTGCTGCAGATTCAAATGATGAATTTGATGCCATAGTAACTGCTTTTGGAACGAGTGGTCACACTCACGATGGTACAGCAGGTAACGGTGGCGCACTATCCAAACTGACAGGTAGTAATTCTATTACTATTGGTGCAGCAACTGCAGGTACAGACATCACTGTAACGTTTGATGGTGAGACAAACGATGGTGTATTGTTGTGGATGGAAGACGAAGACTACTTTAAGTTTAACGATGACATAATGGTCATCGACAACGAGAACATTATCTTTGGAACAGACTCTAATGTATTAATAGGTTATGACGAAACCACTACAGACTCTTTGCGTATTAAAGCTGCAGAAGGTGCAGCACTAGCTATAACTCTGTGTGCTGATGAAGGTGATGATGCAGGAGATGAATGGAAGTTAAATGTAGCAGATGGAGGTGTACTAACACTAGGTAACGATATAAACTCTGCAGGTACGTACGTAACACATCTAACTCTAACACCTCATGCAACTGTAGCTAGTTCTACAGCAGCGTTTGCAGGTGGTGTAACTATAGCAGGTGATTTGACAATATCAGGTGATGACCTGACAATGGGTACGAACACCAGTGGTCACATACTAGTAGCTGACGGTACAAACTACAATCCAGTAGCTGTATCAGGTGATGTTACTATGTCTTCAGGAGGTGCTATAACTATTGCCAACGGTGCAGTAGAGAACGCCATGTTAGCTGATGATGCAGTAGGTGCAGATGAGTTAGCAGCTAACGCTGTAGTAAACGCAAGTGTAGCCTCAAGTGCTGCAATAGCATTCAGTAAGATGGCTGACTTAACAGCCTCAAGAGCTTTAGTATCAGATGGTAGTGGAGATGTATCCGTAAGCTCAGTAACATCTACAGAAATAGGTTATCTAGATGTAACAACTCTTGGAACATCTGAAGCATCTAAAGCTGTAACAGTAGATGCTAGTGGTGATCTTATTGTTCCTGATAGTGATAAGTTTAAGTTTGGTGCTGGCAGCGATATGCAACTCTATCACGATGGCACGAACAGCTACATAACTAATGCAACAGGTGCATTAAAGATAGCAACAGAGTCTTCAGGTATTGCAGTTACAATCGGTCACTCAACATCGGAAGTAACAATAACCGACAATCTTACAGTTACAGGCAACATGACTGTAAATGGAGACAGTGTTACACAGAATGTTACTAATTTAACTGTAGGTGATGCGCTTATTAAACTTAATCAAGCATACACTGGTTCTGCGTTAGATGCAGGTTTTGTAGTAACAAGAGGTGACGGTAGCTCAACAAACACACAGAACGTAGCTTTTATTTGGGATGAATCAGCAGACGAGTTTGCTACAATTAAAGCAGCAACAGAGGACGGAGAAACAGCAGGTAATATAACCATAACTGATTACTTTCCTCTTCATGTTGGTGCATTGACAGCAGCAGATGCTTCATCATTAGCTACAGGTTCAACGATAGGTAATCTAACACTTGCTAATGGTTCTATAACAGATTCAAGTGGAGCAATATCGTTTGGTAACGAGAACCTATCCACAACTGGTAACTTTTCTGGTGCTGAAGTAACAGCTACAACATCACTTCTACCAGATGCGTCAGGTGGTGCAGATATTGGAACAGCAGCCTTAGAGTGGGGCGATGTATATGTTGCAGACGATAAATACATTCAGCTAGGTAGTAACCAAGACATTAAAATAGGTTACGATGAAACGACTACTGATTCTCTTGTTATCTCCTCTGCTGTAGACGATGCTGCACTCTCAGTTATATTACAAGCTGATGCAGGAGCAGATGCAGGTGATGAATGGAAACTAAACGTTGCAAACGGTGGAACATTAACACTAGGTAACGATATTGCATCTGCTGGTACACATACTACATTACTTACAGCAACACCTAATTCAACAGCAGCTAGTTCAACATTAGCATTTGTAGGAGACATAACATCAAAAGGTAATTCTGTAAAAACAGTAGGCAAAGAATCAATCTGGATTCCAGCTACAGCTATGACACCTGCTGATACAAATGGATGTGCAGCTATTACAACAGTGGACACTGGCGGTAATAGTGGTCCCGATTTACGAGTTTTAGACTTTGACAAAGACAGTGATGAACACGCACAGTTCAGCATATGTATGCCAAAACAATGGGACGGTGGTAATATTACCTTTAAAGCGTATTGGGTAGGTATTGCAGCAACTACTGGATGTTCTTGGGCATTACAAGTAAAAGCACTAAACGATAACGAAGATATAAACGTAGCTTATGGTAGTGCAGTAGTCGTAGACGACTCCTCACAAGGTAGTGCTACAGAGTTACTTATAAGTCCTGAGAGTGGTGACATAGCGTGTAGCGGTGCAGCAGATGACTTGTTGTTCTGCCAGATCTTTAGGGATGTAAGTGACAGTAATGATGATATGGCAGGTGACGCACGATTAGTTGGTGTGCGTATCCTTTTTACAACTGATAAGGCGAATGACAGTTAATGAGAAAACAAGATACATTTCTACCTGTACGTATTCCAAATCATCTGTGTGATCTTTACGGTCAATACATAGGTTTCGGTGCTGGTACAGTTGCTGATACAAGTGTAACTGTTGCCAACTCTGGTCAGTTTAGCGATGGTACGAATACTAACGGAATGGTCTATCATACAGATGCGTCAGGTTTTAATCAAAAAACATTTACAGTATCAACTTGGTTTTATCTA